GAGAAAAACTTGTTAAACAATGCTAGTTCAACTGAAGGTACAAATAGTATATTAACAAGTGGTTCAAAAAATAATATAAGATATGAAATATCAAATGTGAACACCACAAAAGGAACATTTACACTCGCTATTAGAGCTGGAAATGATAATGTTAAAAGAAAACAAACTATTGAAACATTTACAAATGTAAGTCTTGACCCAAATTCAAATAATTATCTTGCAAAAGCTGTAGGCGACCAATACAATAGTATAGGAACAGATGAAAATTCAAATCCATTTGTACAATTAGTTGGTGATTATCCAAGAAAATCTAAATATGTTAGAGTAAGTAATATAGCAAACATAGCTGATTATCTTGATGAAAACGGAGATGTCAGAGTTACTGCTACAGCAACAGGTTCTTTACCAGCCGCAGGTAGTGGTTCTGAAGGTGGAGGATTTTCTGGAGGAACAGATGGTTGGTCTGGATTTGATGGTTTAGGTAATCATTTTAGTATTACTCCAGCTGCTGGTGGTTCTGCTACAGGTTCCGCAGTCAACTTTTATGAAAATATAGCTGATGCAAACACTCAAGGATTTAATCCTGATGTAGATAATAAAGGTAAAACTGCTTATATACAGGCGTTAAATTTAATATCAAATCAAGATGAGTATGATATTAATTTAATCTTAGCACCTGGTATTATTGGTTCTGTACATACAAGTGTAACCAGTAAAATAATTGATGTTTGTGAAGATAGACAAGATTGTTTTGCAATTATTGATCCTGTATTGTATGGTAAAAATGTAGGAGATGCTACGGGACAAGCTGAAACAAGAGATTCAAATTACGCAGCTATGTATTGGCCTTGGATTAAAGTACCTGATACTTTGATAGGGGTTCAAAGATGGGTGCCACCTTCCGTGTCACTTGGTGGAATTTATGCATTTAACGACCAAGTTGCACACCCCTGGTTCGCTCCTGCTGGATTGAATCGTGGTGGAATTGATACAGCTATTCAAGCAGAAAGAAAACTAACTCAATCAGATAGGGATACCTTGTATGATTCAAATGTTAATCCAATCGCAACATTTCCTGGACAAGGAGTGACTGTATTTGGACAAAAAACATTACAGAAAAAATCAAGTGCTCTTGATAGAATCAATGTAAGAAGACTTCTTATTAAAGTTAAGAAGTTTATTGCAAGTTCTTCAAGATTCCTTGTGTTTGAGCAAAATACTGCTGCTACAAGACAAAGATTCTTGGGTATTGTTAATCCATTCTTAGACCAAGTTCAATCACAAAGTGGTTTAAGTGCGTTTAGGGTGGTAATGGATGGAACGAATAATACACCTGATACAATTGATAGAAATCAATTAGTCGGACAATTATTCTTACAACCAACAAGAACAGCAGAATTTATAGTTCTTGATTTTACAATACAACCTACTGGGGCTTCGTTTCCAGAATAACAAAGAATGATTAGATTGGGAAGTTATTAATTTAACTTCCCAATTTTAAATTGGAGAATAAAATGGCTGAAAAAATAATTTCACCTGGAGTATTTACACAAGAAATTGATGCGAGTTTTTTACCAACAGCAATTGCTGATATTGGTGCATGTTTAATAGGTCCTACTGTAAAAGGACCAGCTGGAATACCAACAATAGTAACATCATTTTCTGATTTTCAAAACAAATTTGGAGACACATTTAAGAGTGGTAGTAGTTACTATCAATATCTAACTTCACATACAGCAGAACAATATTTAAAACATAGTGATACATTAACTGTTGTTAGAGTATTAGCTGGAAGTTATGGTGGTGCGTCCACTACAATTTCTTCATCGGTAGACCCAGCTATTGTTGGTGGTGGAGTACAAGCATCTGCAAGTATTGCTTTTACAGCCACAGCTGCTACAGTTGGAGAAGCTTATTTAACAGGTAGTTTAGTTGAAACTTCTATGTCTTTTGGTGGAGTTGAATTTTCATTTACCGCATCAGGAGCTGGAAAAAATACTGCAAATTCTACTACAAAATTATTTGCACAATTAGGTACGGTAACTAATGTAGCTAAAGCTGGTGAAAGTGCTTCTCTAGCTATGAAAGATTTAATAAATAATAGTTCTTCACTACACGGATTACCAATATCTGCATCTAATACAACTAATACACTTGTTATAAAATATGACCACGCTGGTTCTTTTGGTTCTGGTCCTTCTGGTACTAACATTGGTAATCAATTTGGTGCTTCCCCAAGTGGAAGTGGGTTTAATAATTTAAATCCAGTGACAACATCATCTATCAGTATGTCTGTTAGTAATGGTATAAATGCTGGTTCAGGAAATACAGCGTTAGCATTTCAAGGTGGTAGTGATTTTAATAACCATACATTTAAACAAGTATTTAAACTACATACATTAGCAGATGGTGAAACATTAAATAGTGGAATGCCAGGTGTATTAGATTCTGGTACAAATAGTATATTAACAAGTGGTTCAAAAGATAATTTCAGATATGAAATATCGGCTGAAAATATTAACAAAGGAACATTTACTCTCGCAATTAGAAGGGGTGATGATAAAGAAAAAAGAAAACAAGTTCTTGAAACATTCACAGGTATAAATCTAGATCCAGATTCACCAAATTATATTGCTAAAGCTATTGGTGACCAATATAACACTATATCAAATGATGAAAATGGTAATCCGTTTTTAAAATTAGTTGGTGATTATCCAAGAAAGTCTAAATATGTTAGAGTTGAAGTTTTAGAAAAAACATCAAATTATCTTGACGAGAATGGTGAGATAAGATTAGGATATGCATCAGCTTCACTACCAGCTTTCCATAGTGGTTCAAATAGTGGTTCTTTTGCTGGTTCGTTTAGTGGTGGTTCAGATGGAACTTTTAATAATCCAAGAGCTATGTATGATTCTATAGAAGAAAATAATTCACAAGGTTTAGACCCAAGTAACGATGGTGGTTCAGGTGGACACGATGAATATATTCAAGCTCTTAATTTAATATCAAATCAAGATGAATATGATATTAATTTAATATTAGCTCCAGGTATTATTAATAGTGTTCATACAGCTGTCGCTTCTAAAATAATTGATGTTTGTGAGGACAGAGAAGATTGTTTTGCAATCATTGACCCAGTAATATATGGTAAAAATGTAGGAGATGCTACTGAACAAGCAGAAACAAGAGATTCAAACTTTGCAGCTATGTATTGGCCTTGGATTAAAGTACCTGATTCACAAATTGGAACTCAAAGATGGGTGCCACCTTCAGTAGCTGTTTCTGGTATTTATGCATTCAATGATAAAGTTGCTCACGAATGGTTTGCTCCAGCTGGTTTGAATAGGGGAACTATTGATACAGCTATTCAAGCAGAGAGAAAATTAACTAATTCTGATAGAGATACTCTTTATGATTCTAGTGTAAATCCAATTGCAACATTTCCTGGACAAGGTGTTACAATATTTGGACAGAAAACATTACAGAAAAAATCATCAGCTTTAGATAGAGTTAATGTAAGACGATTATTAATTAGAGTTAAAAAATTCATTGCAGCCTCTTCGAGATTTTTAGTATTTGAACAAAATACTGCTGCTACAAGACAGAGATTCTTAAATATCGCGAATCCATTTCTTGATAGAGTAAAAGCTCAAAGTGGTTTAACTGAATTTAGAGTTATAATGGACAACACAAATAACACACCTGATACAATTGATAGAAATCAGTTAGTGGGTCAGTTGTTTTTACAACCTGCTAGAACAGCAGAATTCATTGTATTAGATTTTACAATACAAGCTACTGGTGCTTCCTTTCCAGAATAGTTAACTAAAGAAAGGGATTTTGAAATATAAATCCCTTTTTTTTATATTTTTTGATATTTATATATGAAGTTACTAACGCTTAAGTTGTAATCAACTTTATATTAGGAGAAATTAAATGGCCGCAGGAGAATTATTAGAACCAAATGATATTATGTTTAGGAATTGGGAGCCTAAACTTAAAAATAGATTTATAATGAACATTGATGGAATTAATGCTTATTTAATTAAAGCTATGAATCGTCCATCAATTGAATCAGAAGAAGTAATATTAGAACACATGAATGTTACAAGATATGTTAAAGGAAAATCAAGATGGCAACCAATTGACATTACTTTGTATGACCCAATCGTACCAAGTGCAGCTCAACAAGTTATTGAGTGGGTAAGATTATCTCACGAATCGGTAACTGGTAGAGATGGATATTCAGACTTTTATAAGAAAAATATAACATTTAATTTAGTAGGTCCTGTTGGTGATGTAGTTGAAGAGTGGGAATTAGTTGGTGCGTATATTCAAACCGCTAACTTTGGTGATTTATCATTTGAAGATTCAACTCCTGTAGAGATTACATTAACATTAAAATATGATTACGCAGTACTTAAATTCTAATAAATAGATAAAATAAATATATAAAAAAACCCTTACAAATAAAAATTGAGGGTTTTTTTATTTTATATATATTTATATATGAAATGAAAACAAGTTTTCAAGAAATAATAGAAGTGGTTTTAGAACACGAAGGTGGTTATGTAAATGATCCAGACGA